CAAACCAAGACCAAGGCCACCTGTAGCAGCGCCAAGAGCGGGTAGTCCAAGACTTAAAAGAAAAGGTAGAGCCATCTGTTTACCTCAAAGTTTTGTAGATGATAACACCTACATCGTAAAAGTTCAATTGAACTAATCTATCAGTTCAAAGTGCGGTCCGTCGATAAAGGGGCGACGATTTTGATCTCTACGCAAATCTATATACGCATTCATTGCTTCTTCCATTGTGCCTTCCCATTTACGGATATCCATAGGGTACGGCATGTCTGATGTGCCCCATGCTGCCCCCCAGCATATAGGAACATTCATTTGAGTTGCTGCTTCTTTGATAGCATCTGCAAGATCATCATAGACAGAGAGTTCCCAACTCGCCCTGCCATTTATGTATGCCATGATATCGAAAGCCTTACCCTCAAGGTGCTTAGATTTCATGGTCTGACTGGCACCCTTATCAACAAGTTCTTTCTGCTGTTCAAGAGTTCTCATGCCCTGCACCACACCAAAGTCTGTCTTGGTCATGGTTATCGCCATTTTGACTACGGCTTGTAGCCGATCATCAATTCCCTCAAGCCTATCAAGGCTGCGTCTGCTAAGTTTAAAGCTCATATCATTTCCTTTTAAAAAAGGCCTGCGCCCCGCGCACACCAAAACTGGCTGAAATTGCAATTCCAAGGCTGTAAAAATACCAGTCTGGCGCTTTGGAAAGCTGCTCGAACCCACGATCAACCCAGCCTTCAGCACCGGGAATAAACGCCAATATTAAAGGTATAGACAGGACAATAACGAACCACTCATCTTTCCAGCTAGACTTGGCACCCTCTGCCATGATGCGCTCCCAGTCGGCAACACTTGTCTCCTTTGACAAAAGTATCTGCGCCTTAGCCTTGGCCTCAGTCAGCTTTAGCTCCGCAGCGGCAGCGTTCTTATCAGCCTTACCCTGTAGCCACGATCCAGCGAGGTTAGCTATCGGCCCCAATGCAGCGGTAAAGATGCTCATACACTTTGACCCTGTATCATTGCACGGCCTCGCTCATACTCGTCGTTCATCATCTGCCTACCGCCTAGCCTGTAGTAGTTTTCCGCAGCGTAGCGCATCGCAGGGCTAATGTTAGACCTGTCTGATAGACCCATAATACCTCTTAGCTGTGGCGGCATGTTGGGCGCTGGTAGCATTGGCATTTGCGGAGGTGGTATGGCTGGTCCACCAGTAAATGGTGGTTCTTCGCCAGCGTAAGGGAGTGGCATTATAGCATCACGGAGTGGCATTATACCACCACCTTGCTCTTGCTGCATACGCATACGGTTACGCAAGAACGCATTGTTTGGGTCAAAAGTTGTTGACTCTGGATCAGAAGCTCCAACAGGCGCAGTTGCAACTGGGGCTGGAGAGCTATCCTTTGAACTGTTCCTATCCATGAACGCCAGCAAGTCTTTGCTTTGTTGGTAGTCTGTTATATCTTCACCAGCCTCGTTTACATTATACGGCAAACCCAAAAAGTTCTTTGAATAATAAGTACCATCAGGCCTTTGACTTATTGTTTGGCCCGCTTCATTGGTAAAGGTTTGATCAAAGCCGCTAGTGTCCGTAAACTTTCTTATTGCACCAAGAGGTCTTAATAAATCTAAGAACCCAATTTCATTGCTTGCATCCCTAAGAGCTAATGTAGATTGAACTTCTGAAGGTGCATCAGGGTATAGGTATTCTGGAGGCTCATCATATCTTTCAATCGCGTCTTTCTGCGCTTGGGTCATACCAAGCATAAAGGTTGGAGTATTCCCTGCCGCTGGCGCAGAAGTTGCTGGCGCAGAAGATGATCCAGAGTTATTGCTCTGATCAGCCGCACTCTCACTGGCTTGTGTCTCTGCATAAGTCGGTCTACGCTTTGGTCTTTTTGATGTCTTGGGGGCTAGACTACTGCTGGGGCTGGGGCCACCGCCAAAAATATTATCTAAAACACTCATTACTTAGACCCCGCTTCTTTGCTCATCCAGATGCCAAAGCAACCTGTGAGTGCGCCCATGCAGACAGATACCAGACCTGCCGACTGTGTTGTGTGTGACTCTGGTGGCAAGCTCATAAACCAATGCACTGCCTGATAGGTCAGCACCGTGACAACAAACATCATCAGGCGGGGAAACACCTTCCAGTCATCTATAATATTCTTAGCCATGTCAGTCTCCTACGTCGATACCGCTGCCCGTGTATCAACACGCAGCCAATTAGATCCATCACCAAACGCAACAACAGGACTACCTGCTGCCCCATCAGAAACGTATATCAATGTGCCAGTCTCAACGGTTGGTAATGTTGATACTGTATATGTGGGCAGTGGCATACCCACAGTATTGTTTGCTGCCGTAGCAGACTTGAGCCTAAGTACCGTATTGCTTTCGTATACAGTGCCAACCTCATCACCAGACAAAGAAGATGCAGGGATCTCAATGAGTATGGGCTTTGCTATGGCAGGGTTTGTAATCTGAGTGGCAAACACAGAGAACGCACGAACTACCTCTGCCATATATTGTTGTGTATACTGGGTTGGTGGCACAGGAAAGAATGGTACTGGAGCTATAGGCATTATCTTCTCCCGTCAGATCTTATATCAACGCGGGGGATACCCAGACGCCACAATACATCCGCATCTGTTGATTGGATTTTAAATGTAAAGCTACGGCCTCGCAGTCTGGTTTGATACTGGCTGGTATACTGATCAACAGGCACGTTAGATGTCTTCGTAATAGTATCAGTATTGGTTGTTTGGGCGACCTGACCGGGCGCGTTCTTGGCGCTCAATATAAAATCTACTGTGGTGTTATCCACATTGGTATCTCTGAAGTTAAGATCAGGGATTACTCTGGTAACAAAAGAGAATTGATTACCATCAGAAACCCCAAGATCCCCCGATTCAATAAAGGATGTCATGGCAGCGCCATCTGCCTTTGCGCCTACTTCATGGTTAAACAGATAGTTATCTGTACCTGTGCCTACAGGAAGTGATGATATCCCACGATCCAGCCATGCTGTGCGATCTAAAGTGCCTATGTACCATATGCCTTCTTGATAGTTATAGACTACATACTTGTCATTTTCAGTAGAGCTTGCCGATGGATAGAACCACCACACTTCAGAGAAGGATATGTTTGATCCCGCAACAACCTTATCAGACTGTGCAGCATTGAAGTTATCAAACACATGGTCACGAACCGTACAAGGCAGGCGCTGCACTGCACCGTTGTAAGCGTAGAACTCCGCTGCGCCCATCCAGTACACCGCATCATCCACGGCAACTGCCGCCTTTGGTGCAGCAATACTTATGTTGCTAGAAATAAGGTTAATACCAAACGTAAATGGAGGCCCGATAAACTGCATTGCGTAAATGGCAACGTCAGTAAATACTAGGATTTGCTGCCTTGTCTCTACGGCTTGTACAATCTTTGAGCCAGAATCAATTCTTAAATCACCCGCAGTGTTTGTTGTGGTTGGAAACCAATCAATAGGGTTTTCTTGACTTGAGAACCTAATCAGCATTGGGTCTTGAGCCTCATCACCTTTTGGAGCAGACGAACTTCCCCCTAAACCATCCGCACCAAAAGCAATCACATGCCTGTCACGATCTGATAAAAGTATTTGCGCTGCTTTCTGGGGCACAGATGTTGGCGTTCCTGTCAACGTAGAAAGCTCTATACCTCTTGTGGTCACACCGTTTGTTCTATCCCAATAGAAGACCTGACCATTACGCTCGTTAAATATAAGATCTTCGCCAAAGTTATCATGTGACCAGATACGCAAGTTTGATGCGGCAGTAGATGTACCTGTAGCCGGGGCCTCCCCCCAACCGTTATAGTTGTCTGCACTATCGGCATTTCCCAAGGTAAGAAATATGTTTGCGCCATTAGAATGTGTGGCAGGACTGGTGCCATCGGCACCGCGGGCAACAGTCAACGTATCACTTGCTACAGAGGATACTGTCATAAGTTCGCTGTCTACCAGAACAAGATCGTTAGTTGCAAAGTTTGAGCCTTGCCCCGTGGCTACATCTACCCCTGTCTCAGATGCATCTAAATCTTCTGCTATAGTAGTTTGGAATGCAGAGTTATTTGTACCACCCCAAAGTCCAGCACCCCAACCAGCGCCTTCAACAGAGGAGTTGAGGCCTGTACCTATTTGGTAGGTGCCAACAGTGCTACTCCCACCGTTACCTGTATCGCTTCCGTTGGCGTTTACAGCCGTAGCGTTAAGACCGCCTGTAATGGTAATGCTCTGAATAGTGCTTACGGTGCGAGCCGATATTTTGTACGCATTTCCGTTTACAACTTCTGTAACTTGATACTCTTGATTGAGGACCGCCGCCGTTATGTTGCCACCTAAAGAAACTGCCCCAGAGAAAGTTACAAAGTCATTTACAACACATCCGTGGTTTACTTCTGTAACTACGATTGCAGAGGATCCGTTTGTTGCAGCGAAGGTAACATCCCCCGCAGATGTGGTTAATCTAATTGGGGTAATGTCGTTATAATCTGTACCCTGCTTAATGTAATACTTCTGCTCTGTGCCTACACCTAGAAACTTTTCCCCATTGAGTGCAACCCATTCATGCAGTCCACGGCACAGTCCAAGAAAAGCGTTACCTGAGTTCTTCTCCCACCCATTGAGCTTCTCTGGATACCCAAACCTAAAGCGCACCTTATCGCAGTCTACCCAGCCATTCTCCTCAGAGTACGGGGTAATTTCTTTATTGATACCCGCTTTGAACCTAAGATCGGTGTAAGCCATTACGTATTAACCTCATAATGGTTGGCAATAATTGCGCCAGAGCCGCCCCTGCCGGGTTGCACATTAGTTCCCGGTTGATTTACAGAGCCGCTGGTCCCAGCATTACTTGAACCACTAGCCGCATATGCCGTGCCGTTTCTGTAAAATCCGGCTGGTATGTCGAGGGGTACTAGGGTCATGCGTTACGTCTTCATAATATAAGCTAGTGCATAGTACGGTGGTCTGTTCTCGTGGGCTGTTCCACTACCAGTTGCAGCCGTACTTCCGCTCATTGTGTGCGTATGCGCTCCTGCACTGTCAATCGTAACTTCAGATGATGTTCCTTCATTCACAGTAAGTTTGTTGGCAAACGTAGTGCCTCCACTGCCACCAGACTGCTTAACGGTGACGTTAAAGTTGTGAGAATGCGCTCCAGAACTGCTCGTGGCAATGGTTCCCACACCATGTGTGTGGCTTGGGATCTCGCTTTCTGACAGCGTGACTGAGCTTGCGCCACCTGTGGCGTCTACGGCGTAGGTGCTACCTGCTCCAACAACAAATCTGTCTCTTAGGTCTGGCGTTGAATTGCTACCGTTACACAAGACCCAACCACTTGGGATACTTGCCGTAGAGCCGCTCCAAAGGATAATAGCGCCCGTGGGTACAGCAGAAATATTGTTTAACTGTGTCTGAATAGCTGAAGTTACGCCATCGACATAGTTAAGCTCTGCCGTAGTGGCTGTCACACCATCCATAATATTAAGTTCTGCCGTAGACGCAGTAACTCCGTCCATGATGTTAAGTTCTGCCGTAGACGCAGTAAGCCCGTCTAAGATATCTAGCTCCGTTGTCGTTACCCCTGATACCGCGATATCTCCCCCCGCATCAGAAGTTAAAGCACGGCTCGCTGTTAGATCGGACATGCGAACCACAGCCTTGCCACCCATGCCTGAGTGATTGGTGCAGTAGTAGTACAAAACCGCAGGGGCATCTTGCTCCAGCTTTACCTGCGTATAAGCACCCGCACTTCCCGGCGTTCCCACCGTTGTAACCCCCGTGGTGAATGGAGCAGAGGGCGAGTTGTCATCATTCGTGGAGAACGCAAGTGGATGACCGCCCCCAGCACCATTGGAGCTATCTGATTGATCAAAGCGATAAGTGACAGAGGGTTTTAGCTCAACGGTTTGTTGAGAAGTACCATCTATTACGAACTTACCACCCGCTACTGTAACCGCTATAGTCCCAAGAGGTTGCTTTGCATCAATCTGGGTTTGTATTGCAGAGGTAACGCCATCTACATAGTTTAACTCCGCAGCCGTGGCTGTGATAGATGTACCTGCTATCTGTAGCGTTGTTGCGTTTACCTCGCCAGATGATCCGTAAATTACAGCTTTGCTATTGACAACGGTTCCCGCCGCTGATCCGTCCAGCAAGTTTAACTCTACGCCAGATGTCGTGACGCTAGTAGCACCGACATTAAATGGGCTAGATAAATCTGTTACGTTTTGAACCGCAGCGGTAAAGTCGGTTACCGCCGCACCAGATCCTGCACCATCTGCAAGAACAATAGAACCTTTACCAACCTCAATCGTTACGTTTGCGCCAGATCCTTGAGTAATAATCAAAGCAGCATCTGTAGAGTTAAGGATCATATATACTCTAGCTTTATCATTCTGTGACAAAGTTACTGTACATGTGCCGCCCGGTGATCCCGTAAACTTTATAGCCTTATAGTGCCCGTTTTCCGCAGAAGAAGGCTGTGCAGATAATGCAAGGGTGTAACTGGTTGAGCTTAGAGCAATGGACTCAAAACCGTTTGCTGCACGATCTAATATTTGCAGGTTGACGTTTGTACTAGAACCCCATGTACCAGCCTCGTCACCTGTGGTTATTAGTTTAACGCCGTTTGCGTCTGTATATGTAGCCATCTGAGCGCCTATCCAAAAAGTTCAATTGCACTTAATATACTTTTTATTCCCATTTTAAGCAACAAGGGTCCACGTTGGATCTTGTGTCGGTGTTACTGTTGACCAATTTGGATCTTGCGCGGGTGTGATGGTTGCAAAATTTGGATCTTGGTCTGGTAGTATTAAACCGTAAACGGCAGTGCCCCCAATGAAAACGGTTATTGAAACTCCCTCTACGGCTTCTCCTAACTTCATTGTGACATCCTGTCCAGCAACACTGAACTGCCCAACATCCAGTTTTTCTGTCAATACAGGACTTGCATCAAAGCCTGTTAGAGAGAATGAACCTGCATCTAAAGACAGACTAAACGTAATGCCAAGTCCAACATCTTGTCCTGTAAGAGAGAAAGATCCACTATCTGCGGAAACCAATACGTTTTTCGCAGGGGTAGCGGCTTGACCTGTAAGAGCAAAAGAACCTTGACCTAGTGCAACGCTGCCTTCAAATCTTGTCGTGACATCCTGTCCTGTAACTGTAAAACTACCTGCCTCAAGGTTAGCAGTCTTTTTAAAGTTTATCGCCTGACCCGTAAGGGCAAAGGAACCGTGGTCTAGTGATTCGCTAATCTTTCTGTTTGCCGTGAAGCCTGTCAGTGCAAAGGTTCCCGCTTCTGCGTTCATAGATTTCTGGAAGTTTAAGTTTTGTCCGTTTGCCGCAAAGCTTCCATGCGCCAACTCTTCACGCATTGCAATCGGTGTATTTACCGTCTGCCCTGTAACCGCGAATGATCCCTTGTCAGGCTGCTCTCTTAAAGCAATTACAGTTCCCGTATCTTGACCCGTCAGTGCAAAGGAACCAAAGCCCAGAACTCTTGATACCTTGGTGTCCACATTCTGCATTGTAAGCGCAAAGGAACCCTGATCCAGTATGGCACTTACCTGCACACCAAAATCTATCGCCTGACCAGAGGCTGCAAAGCTGCCTTGATCCGCAGTCAACCGCACTGCTTTTTTAAGGTTAGATGTTTGCCCTGTAAGGCTGAAACCACCTGTTTCAAAAATTTCACCTACAAGACCAAACGCGGCTTGACCTGTTACAGCAAAGCTGCCGTGGTCTAATATAGCACTCACATCTAGCACAGGAGAGAAAGCCTGACCTGTCAGCGCAAAAGTTCCTGCTTCCGCAGTGCCGGGAAGGCCAAAGCCTAAAGCAAATGTAACATTCTGTCCTGTTGCAGAGAAGCTACCGTGATCTAAAACTTCCTTGAGACCAATTCCAATACTTTGCCCTGTTACGGAGAAAGAACCCACATTCATAGTGAGGCGATTTGTTACCTCAATATTTAAAGTTTGGCCTGTAGTCGCAAAACTACCTGTGCCAAACCCATCGCTAAGAGCTATCTTAGTTCCTGCCGCCTGTCCTGTTGCTGCAAAAGATCCATGATCTAGGCTAACAATAATAATCTCATGTCCAGAAGACGCGAGTGCAGAACCTGCTATGGGGCTGTAACCTAACATAGCAAGAAACTAACATTGTTTTTAGTTTGAGTCACCCTCATATCGGCAGGTCCACATGGTCAAGCTATACTTCTTTCCCCCACGCAAAGGCAGAACCTTATGTCCATGTGTTACCATAGATGGAAACAAAATGCACTGTCCAACTTTTACATTCTTGTTTGTAAACTCTTGTCTGGGGAAAACAAGCTCCGCACCAGCGTAATTGTCGTTGAGCTTTACGCTGCCTGTGAACAAAGAGGCATCTGTGTGCAGGCCTAATTCTGTCTGTGTGTCCATAGAATAACGCATAGTAAAAGCATCACGCAATCCAAGGTAGGCTTCTGGATGCCAATGCTTCTCGCATATCTTACTAAGCTTATCTGCCCATTGTTCTGATATCTCGTCCCAAAATCCTAGTTCTTTAAGCCTTATCTCTTGCGCTGGAAACTTATCACCATCAAGCTCTCCCCATCTACCAAGGCTTTCTGATGCTTCAATGTATCGTTGACACTGGGCCTCTGACATAAATTCAGCTACCAGTATTTCTGGTGCAACCTCTTCGTACTTAAGACCCTTATGGTATGTAGGAGATAAAACCTCTGCCTCTTCTACATATCCAAATTTATCTGCAAGATTTTTAAATCTTACCTTTGCGTCATCTCCACCGTTGCCGTGGTAAATACATGGGCAGCACATGCCGTTTGATAGTTGACCGTTAATAATCTTAATATCGTCATCACATTGAAAGATGTAGCCTTCGTAATCTAAATTAGCAGAAGCCGTGGATTGCCAGTCAGATGATAAAAATCTTTTTTGCATCCATAGTTGATCATCAGAGTCATTGGGCACTGCCTCATTAAGAAACTCTTTGAGCGTACTCACTTTACCTATGTACGCGCCGCTGTTTAAGTACCTATAGATTGTTGACAAAGGAAATTCTGAGGCCATCGTCGCATCGGGCCAACAATTTTTTTCTGCTGCGAATATGATATCCGCACCCATGTCCTCATATCTCTCTAGGATAGTAGGCAGTGTGTCGTTTATGATAACATCATACCCATCCACAAATAGAACCACATCCCCATCATGCAGGGATTCAAGGTGGTTGCGTACAAGATTGATCTTTTGACCGCCACCTTGGGCTTCCATTGTGCCACCAGACCAAATTACTTGACGACCCAAATTTAAGTACGTTATCCCGTGCGCTTTTGCAGATTGCTCCAAAGCCCACATTTTACTTTTATCTGTTCCAACTGTAAGTACATGAACCTGCATTGATTCCCCCTCAATCGTGCTTGGTCTAACTTCTCTAGGTATCTGCGTCACCACCTCTGGTGTAAAGAAAAAGTTCGATTGAACTTTTAACTTAGCAGGCACCCACTCATCTACAGGGATGATAGCATCCTTGTAGCCCTCTATCAATCTCTTGGCGGTTTCTGGTCTAATAGCGTAAGCATGACAATTATACCAATAGCCAAGAGTATTAAGGCGGTATCCCAGCCAAACGCTATCATGCTCTTTCAATAAAGTATCTACCGCACTGGGGTCAATACTGTCGTAGACTGCATCCTCTTCAAGAATTATCCCGTTTCGATTTGACGCAACTATCTTTTTCCAAACTTCAAGATGGCTTACCGCGCAACCAAACTCCGTAACTAACAGGGGCCTGTCGAGTATTGGATCACGCCACTGCATGTTTCTAACACAGCCCGTCTCTTCCTCTACGATACTCCAGTCTTTTCCCCGTGCATCATACGCAGATCCATGCAGAGAAATCTGATATACTATTGCCACCTTGGGCCTTCAAACCATGCAACAAGGCTTTTCCTTGTGCCGCTCGTGATTGGCGAAACTCTATGCTGTAAATAACTTGGAAAAACTAGAACAGTTCCCTTGAGACGGGATGAAGCATCTGGCGTTTGGCATTCCGCGAACTCGAAGCCACCCCCCTCATATTCGCTTTGGTCTGAAAGCTGCACAGTTACGCTTAACTTTCTGTCCCTAAAATCATCGCCATCCCAGTTTACATCTATGTGCCAATCGTAATGACCACCTTTAGTAGCGTGATATTCTGTAAATTGAATGTCACATATATTCTCTACTTGGAAATGAAAGGCGTTTTCGTTTGCAGCCTTAACATATTTCCAAAGAATATCTTGAACAGCATCATTGCCACTCAACCAAGCAACATCACTTGACCTTACTCTGGTATCCGCGTTGTTAAAGGTTGTTGCCGCTTGTGTGTTCAGCTTAGAAGCTTCCGCAAAGATTTTTGATAAATCTCTATCGGACAGGCCACCAGACCACATCTGCCAGTTTTGTCTCATTACCCCTCCCAAGATAAATTTACGATGGCTTAGTCGGCCAATCGCTATCGGCCAAATTAGGCCAATTCGCATGGGTTGTTATATCACGCAAAGCCTGACGGTAAGCCGTTTGCTCACTGGTCATCGTGCGGTCAGACATTGCCCACCAATCTGTCATTTCTAAAAGATCAGCGCGTTGGCCTCTAGAATTAGTCTCTGCAACTTCAGTTGAATTATCGTATGCAACTAATGCACCATTTTCAACTTTCCAAGAGCCAGTATCACCATCCCAATCATCAGGTGCAGAAATGTAATTTACGTTTGATGCTGTGGCGCTCGCTATTGCATTTTCCTCTGCTTGCGAGAAACCTTTAACTCTACCAGTGTCAGTATAATAAGTAATAAACATTTAAGAAATTCCTATTACAGAAAGTTGCCCGCCATCTTGGCTAGACTGAGTGTAAAATCTAACCTGATCTGTACCAGAACCTAAAGAAAGCCGCATAATACAAAATTTGGTATATATAGCTTGGATCACTAAATGCGTAGTATTGCTTTGAAACATAGATGTGTTGTTCTGCTGCCTATATTGCCGCCATTTATTGACGTTATTTTCCCAAAATCCTTTATGCTCAGGACCACTGTACCAGCCGCCCCGTATTCTGCTGGAGCTAGTAAATTGCAAGTAAATATACCAACTTGAGCTATTCTCTTTGGAATTTCCAAGCAGTGCTAAGTAATCACCCTCGCCCGTTGGAAATATATATTCGTCTGAATTGTTAAAACTAGTTTCATTGTACAAATTCGAACCAGATGTAAAACCGATACCACCACCCGCAGCCGCTGAAATTGTGCTGGTTGTGGTGCTGTCTAAACTGGCAATATTCTGCAATTCTCTACTGTCATTTACGACCGTTGTGCCGCTTATTTGAATAGCCATCTTCGTGTCCTTCCACTATTAGCTAATTAATTTTTTGACCTGAGCCTCTAGCTTATCAATCTGGGATTGCTGCTCCTTGATCGCCTCAACTAAAAGCCCGACCATGTTTCCATATGCTACGCTCTTAAAACCTGTTTCGGCGTTATCTCGAACCGCTTCTGGCAATACCTTTTCAACGTCTTGAGCAATTACACCCGTAGCTCTTTCTTCAACATCATTATCCCAATCGAACGTAACGCCCCGCAAAAGGCTTACCTTTTCAAGAGCGCCCTCAATGGTTTCAATGTTCTTTTTGGCCCTGATGTCCGAGGTGCTATTTACATCACCCGTAACGGTAATACCTGTGGAGGTGGTAGCGAGTTTTAACGAATTATCATGATAAGCTTGAAAAGCTCCATTATTTATAAATCTAGCTAGGTACTCTGAGCCAGAGGCACCTGTAACCTGTATTTCACTGCCGTTAGTTTGTATTTCTAAAACGCCCGTGCCAGCTTCTACGATTTTGCTGTGGTTTCCATCATGGAAAATCTGTAGGTCAGACCCTGCGCCGAATGTCGCCTTTGCATTGTCTGCAAACTCTAATGCGTTGTCGCTGCTATCCCAAACCACGTTGTAGCTTGCGCCTATAAAGGTAACGTCACCGTTAGCCGTGATCGTACCACTGTTTACCTCTAGGCGCTCTGTTCCCGCAGCAACAACGCGCCACTGGTTTTCAGCGTGGAACTGCATGTAGGTGTCAGTGTCACCCGTATGGTATATGGCATCTGCGAGATATATGTCGGTTACGTTATTTGGACCCGCAGGGCCTGTAGGTCCAGTCGGTCCTGTTGGTCCCGTACCACCAACTTCACCTTTTTGCCCCTTCTGTCCTTTTTGCCCTGTGGGGCCTGTTGGTCCCGTACCACCAGTACCACCAACTTCACCTTTCTGTCCTTTTTGACCTTTTTGGCCCTTTTGTCCTTGAGGGCCTGTTGGGCCCGTAGGGCCTGTTGGACCAGTGTTGCCGACTTCACCTTTTTGGCCCTTTTGTCCTTGAGGGCCTGTTGGACCTGTCGGACCTGTCGGACCTGTATTACCGACTTCACCTTTCTGACCCTTCTGACCCGTTGGACCTGTCGGACCCGTGCTTCCCACTTCACCTTTTTGGCCCTTTTGTCCCTGTGGCCCCGTTCCACCAGTCGGTCCTTGAGAACCCGTTGGGCCAGTTGGACCTGTGTTACCCGTAGGCCCTTGCGAACCAACTTCGCCCTTTTGACCCTTTTGCCCCTGTGGACCCGTTGGACCCGTTGGACCTGTAGGGCCGTCTGGACCCGTTGGACCTGTAGGGCCGTCTGGACCCGTGGGGCCAGTATTACCTACTTCACCCTTCTGGCCTTTCTGACCCGTTGGGCCTGTAGGGCCAGTGGGGCCTGTGCCACCAGTATTACCTACCTCGCCTTTCTGGCCCTTTTGACCAGTCGTACCTGTCGGGCCTGTGCCACCAGTCGGGCCTGTAGGGCCAGTGGCTCCCACTTCACCTTTCTGTCCCTTTTGTCCTTGAGGACCGTCTGGACCAGTAGGCCCGTTTGGTCCTGTCGGGCCAGTTGATCCCGTGGGGCCAGTTGGTCCAGTCGGACCTTGCAACGCTGCATTGGCGATAGTCTGCTTTTCCCAAGCAGATGCGCTTACATCGTAAACAGGAATAAGATCAGAAGAACCTGCGTCTGTTCCCGTAGCAAAACCTGTGAGAGAGGTTCCCACATTTGCAGTGTCAGTTACGTCAGCATTTGTTTCTACGGTATCTAACTTTGTACCATCAGTTGCTATATCGCGTCCATCAACCGTGCCCGTAACTGCCAAGTTACCCGTAACCGTGGCCCCAGAAGATGTTGCTGCAACCTTGGTAGACCCTGCGTTCTGCAAGATATTTAAGTCACTGGCTACCGCACTGATAAAGACAACAGCATTCCCCGCGAGGCTGATGGCGTTATCTGAGTTTGAACTCTCCTGCACAGTCCTTGTAAGGGTTGTGCCAGAAGCGGTATATGTGCCAGTGCCTATTTCAAAGTTAGAAAGTTCTTCGATAACGTACTGCACTACGTCACCGTTACTAACCCCAGCATCCGCGAAACTCTGAAACCCCGTAGACGCACTGCCAAGTGTGATTGTGCCCGTACCCGTGGTACTGGTTGTCATCTTGGCTCTGTTAAAGAGCTTCGCCATGATACTGCCTTATGTTAGTTGGATGACACCGTTGCTTGGGCTGAAGTCTAAGGTGAACGTATCACCGTTGTTCAGCGTCAATGAAGTGCCATAATCATAGTACCCAATGATTGGGTCTGCTGGAGAAGAAACCGTATCATCAAAGATATAGATGTAACGGAATGGGCCAACAGTACCAGAGGCAGTGAGCGTAAGATCTGCTACAACCAGCTTATACACACCACCAGACTGTGATGATGAACTTGTAGTCAGGTTGCGAGAAGACACATTGCTGTAGCTAACCTGTGTAAGATTACCAACAATACCGTTACCATCTGCGGTTGGATTGCTTGACTCACTTCCCGGCGCAGTATTTGTTAGGGCCACCGCAAGCTGGTCGCTTGCTAGATCCATATTGTGGACTGCGTTTACCACAAAATCGTTTACTTTGTTAAAGCTCGCCATTTAGATAACTCCTATCATGCTATGCGAATTATAGCAGATGTGGCATCCGCTACGG